GCGTCGTCAGCACAAGCGGCGTCTGCACCGCAAGCGGCTGAGGCGTACAGCCCGGCCCCGCGACGGATATTACCTGGGTATTGGGAACCGGGGACGACGTAGGAGAAACTGAGATACACGTTCCCGCTGCAATAGACCCAACGCTTCCGCCTCCACTACAGGTAATATTCGTGTTGATGAGCGAGCCGGTCTGGTCATAGCCTGCATAACTACAGGGGGTAGCTACCGCTACAACATCCAACGGCCACGGGGTAAAATTCTTGGAATGGCCTGACAACGCCACGCCTGAGGTAAGAATCGAAAAGATAAGTAACGCGCCCTTAAGTACCATTACGGAACCGCAAATCCATAGACGTTGATGGACGAGCCATTGGTCGTTGTGCCGATTGCCACGACGCGGATAGCCGCCCACGGCGCATTTGTATAAAGCGCCTGGCCCGAGCCCGTAATGGGGTTATGCCACGCAAACGTATCCGGCGAGGTATCCTCAGTCTCGGGGGACGGAATGGCAACCCAAGACGTAGTTGGGAGAAGGGTCAGGGGGTTGGTCGTCCAGCCGCCAGCGTCGTAGGCATCCTTGAGATTGTAGGCAGCGGGGTCAATCGTCCCGTACACCGTGACGCTCCAGCCTGAAGGCGCGGCAGTCGTGGAAGGTGTAATCTGAAACAGCCACTTCGAGAAGGCGATTGCCTCCGTCATGACTATTCCGGAATCATACGTCCCGTCAGCGGTACAGGAAAGCAGTAGCTTGCCACCGCGTGCCCCGACCCGATTAAGTGATGCGCCTGAAGCCATCTCAGGCTACCAGTTCCTGGGGGGCAAAGCGGTCAATGTATTCATTGCAAAACTCCACTATGTTGCATCGGTAACAAAGGAGGCCGCGAACCTCTCCGGTTTCGTGGTTATGGTCAACCTGCAACCGCCTACGGTTCCCAATCTTTTCGGGGTCCTGGCAGATGTAGCAACCTCCACCCTGAGCGGCCAGCATGGCTTCGTATTCCTGGTGGTTGATTCCATAGCTGCGCTTAAGCCAGTAGACTCGCTTCTTATCAGGATTACGGCGCTGCCAGGCGGTAGAAGAAGCAATATGCTTAGCCATTACTGCGGGGTCCTTGCGGCGCTCCCGTGCGTAGGCTGCGTTCTTGGCGCGCTGTTCTGGTGTATTGGGCATACGCCCTATCACCAATTCTGTATAGGTACAGCGGAATCCGAGCTAGGCGTTCCAATCTTGATGTCCAGTCCTTCGACGTACAGCACAACGGTAAGGTTGGCAATGCTTCCGGTCGAAGCGGTCGTTACAAGGCGCAACGTCAGAATCGTACCAGCGGCAAACACGCCATCGTAGTTGGTCGTTTCGATAACCCGACCGCCACCATGCGTCGTGGTTCCCAGCGGAAACTGCGTAGTGCCAAACTCAATGTCATTGGCAAACAGGCAAGAACCCGTGGGGAAGAACACCGGGCCAGAACCGCCAAACGGTTCAGTTGAAACTTGCTGGTTCGGGTAGCCCCAGGTCTGCGAGTTGTCGGGGTAGCCAACCGTCTGCGCCCCGGGCGTGTACGTTCCCGTTCCGAATCCAACGCTGTTGCCAGAGGTGGTTCCGTCGCCTGCGGCTTCTACAAAGATGTTCGCCGTTTCCGTGCCGTCAAAGACGTTGATCGCACCGAACGCAATCGCCACCTTCGGAATTTTGCAGAACTGCGGAAGAACGATAGCGGCAGAAACGGTTGAGCCCGTCAGGCCCGCGCCAATACTGGCGTTGCGGACCAAGGGAACCTCGTTCAGGCCGTAGATATTCCACGACTGCCACGGACCCCGAGACTTGGAGGTCTTTACGTCAGCGGTTTCTTGAAGGAACCCGTTGACTGAGATGAGAGCCATGCTTAACCTCCAGCACCGAGTGAACCCACGAGGCCACGCCAATCCCGAGCGCCCCACGTTGAACGGAACATATCGGAGATGTTCCAGTTACGGGTCGGCGGGTCGTACCACACCTTCACCGAGTTCTGGAACTTGTGCGACGTAATGAGGCTCTGCCCGGTTTGCGGGTTGATGCCCTGCGGCGCAGCGATGAGATACCAGGCGTTCTCGTTGACGAGGTACTGGTTGGAAAGAACCGTTGCCGCTTGGTGTTCGGTATTCACCCGATTATCCGAACTGGTCGGAGCGTTCGGAGAGCCCGTGACTTCCTTCGCAATCTTATCCAGCGACGGATGCACCATCAGGTACATCTGGAGCCGGGTCTGCGGCAGGCCTCTGTCCGAACGCATGAGCGCCAGTAAGAGTTCCGCCGAGCGCAGCGATTCGGGCGTGAGTTGTGTCGCGCCGAGCGAGTTGGAATACGTTTGACCGATTGCCGAAATGGGGCCGACGCCTGAAGCGATCGGGCCGAGCAGATGGTTCTGCGAGAACAACGGTTGCCCGTCGCTCAACGTCACCACGGGGTTGAAGCCCTGGTTGATGGTGGACATATAGTACACGTCTTTCGTGACGCGCTCGCTGTCAGCCATCATCGGAGCCAGCTTGCCCATGAGGTCCATCGGGTCCTCATACTGCGATTCCAGCGTAATGCTGGTCATGATACCGAATGTCGCAAACTCGAAGTGCGACGGAATCAGTTCAAATGGCTCGTCCAGGGTGGGTACTGCGCCTTCCTGCTTGGGCTGCAAGAGCCCGAGTTCGGCGTAGGCACCGATGTCCATGAACGTGCGTTTGGGGTCGTTCTCGACTTCCTGGAAGATGTTGGGATACCAGGGCGGCTCCTCCATCGCCCGGTTCGAGACAATCGCCTGCTGTACGCGGGTCTGTGCGTAAAACTGGTCGCGGGTAGTAAGTAAACCAGAACCGTAAGGCATTTATATGTCTCCTAGCCTACCAGCAACCCGGAGTTGAATCGGGCGATGACCAAGGCGTTTGTATCGCCTATCTGCCCAACCGGGTCGAAACCTGGATTGGCATTGGTCTGACCGTACTTCCCGGTAATAGTGAGAATCTTGTTACCCTGCGAGGTGTCCGCCTGGAAACATTGAGCCGTGGTGTTATAGAGCAAACCGGCCGTAGAGTTGAGCAACGACGGGTAGTACCCCTGAACCAGGGAAATGACGATCGACACGTTGGAGAGGTCGATGTAGTAGCCCTGATACTGCTCAAAGCCAACGCCGATGGGGCCACTCTGGTCCTGGCCGAATATCGCTCGGTAGGAGTTACCAGCTTGGCCGCCAGAGCCCTGACGGTTGGCGAAGGTTACGTCGTAGTTCTCGCACGCATAGCCGATGATGCTGCCCGAGGCGTTGGTTGCCGCTCGGTTCGCACCACGGTTGTTCGTGAGCGGGTAGGCGGGAACGGTCGCGGGCGAGCCCAGCGCCGTACCGGCGACCTGCTGCCACTCACCGTTGGGCAGAATGCCGACGTACAGATTGAAGTCCGTGATTCCAGCGGGGTAGTTACCGTCTGCCGGAACCGTTACAGTAGCCGTCTTGCCGGAGGTCACGTTGATAATGAACTCCGGGGAAGGCTGCGTTTCACCCGTGCTGCCATCGGTATAGGTGAAAAACCCGTAGAGGACCTGGCCGGGGTTGCCAGCCGAGGTTGACGCAGCGGGGTTTACCGTAGCGATGGAGGAGGGGACGAAGTTGATGTAGTTTGCACCGCTGGGGGCGGGATTCGTGATCGAACCAGTGGTGGTCAAGGCGAGAATGTCGCCTCGGTTCCATACCGCTCCAGGCTGCATAAAGGTTGTTTTCTGGTTGAGATACTCGCCGCCAGCGGGCAGTCCAAGTATTGCAACCGGAACCGGGGTCAAGGCGGCCATTTAGTTGCTCCCTAAACGCAAGAGGCTCATTGCAACTACCATAGTGGCAGCAAACAAGAGTGCGAAAGGGGGGAGGGAGGGTATGAGTCGCTTACAGCAAAGAGCCCGCCGTTGCCGACGAGCCCTTATTGCCCATACCACTTCACTAACGAAAGGAGACTACTGACCTTTGAACTGTCCCTACTCTACCACGGAGGACCCGTGAAGGGCTAGCCTTTTCTTAGAGGCGGGTGGCTTCTTTTTCTGCGGATTTGATGTCGGTCCGAGTTAGCTCGACGTTCTCTACCGTGAGCCCCGGGATGTACTCTGCCGCATCCGCGACCATGTTCTTGACGATGCTATCCTCGCTGTTGCTTTGGAGCGCGACGAGTCGCGACAGGTCGTAATCCTGAGGCTGGACGTAGTTCTCGTCAACGAACGCGGGGACAGCCTCAAACAGCGCCATCGTTCCAGAACCAGCGTAATAACCGGGCTCCCCTTCTTTCGTGGGAGGCCCAGCGTACTGGAATATTCTTTGAGTTCCCTTGACCTCGCGGCGTACCCGGTCCACGTTAACGGGCCGGATGAGTCCCGCTTCAACCAATCCATACGTCACCTCGTCTTGGCGTGCGCGCCAGATGTAGCGATGACCGGGCTTTGGGTCCCGGATGTACTTCTCGGGAGAGTGCATGATGAAGGCACGATCGGCTCCCGGTGGCCGGATGCCACGATAGTTCCGGTTTCCGAATACGTCCTTCGGGTCAACGGTGATACCAGTCGGCAGGGTCATGGTGTCCTTGCCCGCCCGCTGGAGTTGCTTTGCCCGATAGCGGGCGATTTGCCGGTAGGAGGGGTCGTCTAGTCTTACGGTCGGTTCACTCATATTACGCTAACCCGTATTCTATTTTGGCGATTTCCACCTTAGCTTTGTCCTTGCCGAGTGCTCGGAGCAACGATAACTTCTCGCCATCGCTCAACTCCACCACCTTCGGACGGTTGTTCCGCGTACCGCTCGACGGGGCCATGCTAGTTCCACGAGAGGCCGTGGTTGCAAGGGTCTGAGTCGGCTTGGCGTTCTCCTCGTAGAAGTCGCCTGCGGCAGCCTTCCACCGGCGAGTAAACTCACGGTCACGCTGCTCGTCAGACATCTGAAGAATAGCTTGCGCCGGGAGGTCCTTCACCTCTACGTCAAACCGCTTGGCGATCTGGTCATAGAACGGGGATGAGCCCTTCTTCTCGGATTTGAAGTCCTTAACGAACCCCTTGGCCGAGGAGGAAATGATGCCGCCAGACTGGCTAAGGATACGGCGCTGGGCCTCCTCAACCGCTCCTTCACGCATCATCGTGGCGTACTGAAGCGGGTTCGTTACCTGCAACTCGCGGAGCTTATCGTTCCACTCGTTGATCTGCTCTTGCGTGGGCTGCGGCGGTAACTGCGGGGCCTGCTCCGGTGCAGCCTGTCGCTGCGGAGAAGGTGAGTCCTCTATTACCTTGAGGATGCCAGCAAACTTGTTAATGACACTATTGGTTTCCTCAGCCTTGCGGTCGATTTCAGCCTGTTTGTCGGCTTCGGCTTGTGCCGTTCGGGCGGCTATATCCTCGGGGGATTGGAGTTCCTCGGGCAGTTCGTCTGCCAGGTCCTCAGGGGCGAGACTTATCTGCGGCTCATCCGCAGGGTCATGAATCTCGAATGTACTCATTGTTTCCTATCAGTCGTAAAAGGGCTTCAAGTCCGAAGGGACCTCTTGCCCCGCTTGGGTGTAGACCACCTTCAGCAACGTCATTATAGCATCTAACGCCCCGCGGGCGGTTTGGGTTTCCGCCTCGGACGCCATGCGGTTGCGAAGGACCTTATGGTTCTGGTGGAAGATGAGGCGGGCTTGTTTCATGGCGAGGTCCCATCCGGGGCTCTCTACCAGATCAACGAGTGCCGCTTCCTCGGCGGCCTTCTTAGCCTTGGCCTGGGGGTCCAACTCCTGCTGGAACTTGGCCGTTAGGCGATGGCTGGGGGCCGCCTGCGTTCGGGGGTCCCATTCCTGGCGGCTGTCCATTTGGCTGTCCTCCTTGTTGCGGCGGCGGGATTCCCGCACGCGCGTTCTTCTCGTTGATCGTCGCTTCTACTTCGCGCTTCTTAAGGTCCATTTCCTGTGCGCCCTGCTGCTGCTGGCTCTGCATAGCCTGCATCGTTTCCTCGGGCCTCCCAAGCAACGCCTCAATGTTCGGTACGCCAATGCGCTCCATAACGAAGCGGTCCAGGTTGTACCGGCGCATGAGGTTGCCCTGAAGAATGGGCGAATCCTTGAGCAAGTTGTACGCGCCGAGCGCCTCGTCTACGGATGCCTGTTTGTCTAACGGGTCGCTCGTACCCGACACATCCATCTTGTACGGCTTTGCCAATAGCTCTGGGGTAATCGGCATACCGAATGGGTCAGGCTCCCACGGGTACTGAAGTTTCAGTTTGCGGATGAACTCCAGGACCGAACGTGAGGCTAGCCGTAGCAGCATAGCAATCTGGTTGGCTCGCACGCTCCCCGACGCTGAAGATATTTTAACTTCAGCCGCACTCTTTCTGCCAGAGTTCATGCCACCCGTCATGGGCTGGTTCAACCCAGCAATCGAGTCGGCATCCGTGCGGACCTGTGCCTCTTGCTGGAATGTCGCCAGCGGCACATCCGGCATTTGCGGATAGTAGAAGGCATCTTTGAGCGAGCCGGAAGCGTTGGCTACTGACCAGAGTTTACCGAGTCCCCATTGCATCCCCTTATCTTCGATTTCAACCATGCGGTCCATGATAAGAGGAACGAGCATCCGTGTGTCTACTGCGTCGTTGCGTTGATTCCATTGGAGATTGGCTTCAGCGTTGAAAGGTCCCAATCGTTCTGCAAGAGAAAATCCATAAAACTCATCAGGTCGTGGGAAGGGTGAGAAATCGAAAAACGGTCGTGTAGGCGCGATATACTCATCGGGAACCACTCCGAGGAGATAACCAGACTGGTCATGCAGCCACATGACGTTTTCTTCGGGGATGTCATCTCCATCGAGGTCATATTGTCTTGTATGTATCCTCCATATCTTAAACGGGCCACGGTTGCGGAAGAACTCCGAACTCATCGTGCCTTGGCCCTGGCCGATGTCTAACTGATTGCCGACCGCCTTATCGTAATGGCGCTGCCAATCGGCGGCTACGTCCGTCACGCCAGCGGGG